CCTGATTCGTGAGCAACTTGCGCTAAAAAATGAGCAGCCCTTAATGGGGTATCAATGCCATTAGCTGGCATTTGGTCAATAAGTTCCTGAGGCACAATACCTTTAAGTTTATCAAACATAGTAAATAATACGCCCATAAAAAAACCCTATATGACATCTCATATAGGGATAATTTTAATTGAAATACTTGAAAGGGAAGTAGAAACTCCCCCGTTCAAGATTTCAACACAAACACAATCTTAAGCTTTAGCTTTAGCTTTAGTTTTACTTAATAAAGACAACAACTCTTGGTGTACGTCTTTACCATTTTTTTCTTTAGATGCCCAAGCAGCATAAGCGTCAATTACTTCATCTTGGTCAATATCAACTAATCTCATGATATCCCCTTTAGAATCAGACCATTTTAACTTTCTGTCATCTTCATCTATATATACAACATCTTTATCTAATGCTAATGATATATATGATTTAATATCAAAGTGTTTATCTTTAATTCTATCCATGAAAGCATCAGATTCTTCATGAGCAAAACTTTCAATATTAAAACGTACTTCTTCTTCTGTTAAGCCTTCATATTCATAACCTAATAATGATGAGAAACGAGGTAAGTCTTCTTTTGCAATATTACCTGCAATCTTAATAGCTTCCATTTTATTTTTCAAGTCATTACGAGCTTCTCTTGCTTCAGCCTCAAAGTCAACTCTTTCAAGTATTGGATGAACATTTTCATCTCTATTTGGATTAGCTAAATTAAATGATGCTAATTCCAAATATTGAAATAATTCATCATCAGCAGCATTACCAATTGTTAAATTTAAATATCCTGCATTAGCTTGTGGTTCAACCCATACTCTTCTAACCATGTTAGGAATTGGATTGCCAAAAGCATCAACACCAGATACTAACCCTATTTCAATCCAGTCGTTATTTGCTTTATCAAAAAAACGAGAAAAGCAAGGAATCATTAGTTTTGCTTTAAATACAGGTAAATCTGTCTCGGATAAAGGGTCGTTATAATAATCAAGGAAACGATAAGTTACTATAGTTCCTCTTTTAGGTAATTTAGGCATATATTCCGCTGGAATATTATTGTAGATGCCCACATGTTTAAGTGCCATATAATTGTTTGTGTTTTAGTTTGTGTTAAAGGTAAGAAAAGAAGGGGATATTTCTATCCCCTTTTCTTCTTTTGTTTTTATTAGAATCCGTTAACTTGGATTTTAGCAAAACGGTTAGGAGCAAATACTTCCAATCCAATGTTTGAAGTCCAAGTAGTAGTTAAACTCATTTCTTGGTTAGTTGGAGTTGGAGCAAGAGCACCAGTCATAACTTCAGCAGTTTCCGCAGAACCTAAACCTGGAGTAGGTTGTGGTTGGTAGCGATAACGGAAGTAATCAGCCATTCCACCACCAACAGTTTTAACTTTACCCATTGGCATGAAGTAAGCAGATGTAATTACGCTTGAACCTGTGTAAGCCATAACATCTTGGTTAGATAATACTTTGAACGCTTTTAAGTTGAAAGTAAATCCACCATGTTTGAATTTCTCAACTTCTAAGTCAACTTCACGACCATCAATCATGATACGACCTGATTGGATACCATTTTGATAAGAAGGACCACCAACTACTGGAGTACTTGTAGCAACACCAGAAGAAGGTAAGTTTTTCAAGAAGTCAGAGATAGTAGCAACAGTTGCATTAGAACCTGCAATCATATACTCCATTGGAGAACGAGCAGCAATTAACTGAGCTTCAATGTTAGTTAAGTCAGCTAAAGTGAATGCACCAGCAGTAGCAGTACTACCATTGATACCATAGCTTGTAATATAACTATCCATACCACGAGTAGTTTGGGTAGCATATGTTTGAGGTGTAGGATAGTTTACAGAAGCAGTACCTTGGAAAGTAGCAGAAGATGCTTGACCTAACCACAATGCTAATGAAATATCACCACGGTGTTTTTGTAAAGATTGAATGTTTTCGTAAGGTAAGATATATGGTTTACCTTGGAATTCTAATTCAATTTTTGACATGTTTTGAACGTCAGTAATTCTCATTGTATTTCTGAAAATCTGAGTTTGGTTTGTTAATTTGTTAACTAACCAACGACGTTGTTCAGGAGCATCAGAACCCTCAGGTTGAGCATTTGAGAACGCAGATAGTTTGTTACCAGCAGCAGCAGTTAAGTTACTACCATCAACTGAAGTAACAGTAATTTGACGAGGAGCAAGACCTTTTTGAGAAACTTGACCTACATTACCGTTAGTTGTTTTAACTAAGTCACGGTTTAAGATAAAGTTATAAGATGCGTTACCTGCTGTAGTGTTAGCAAAAGTAATAGTTAAAGTAGTAGTACCAGAACCAGCAACTGTAGCACCTGTTAAATCTAACAAGTTGTACAATTTGTCATTATACATGCTGTAGTAGATTGGCATAGAAGTAGTTTCTTTTTTACCAGCTAACCATAAGAAATCTAACCACTCAGCATCGTCTTGAGTGTCTACTAATTGTTTGTAAATATCACGTTGGTCTAATAAAGACGTAGAAGTGATTAAGCTTGAATTACTCTGGGAGACGTAAGGTTTATCTACAGCACCAGAAGTTGAATAACCGAAAGGTAGGTTGCTACCTGTAATTGGTGTACTTGGCATTTTGTTTAGTTTTTAAAAAGTTATTGTTTAAAATGAAAATGGTTTCCCATCTATTGATTTAATTTTAAGTGGATTACCTGCTGATGGAATAGAAATGTTATCTGACACTTTTGTGTTTTTTAACTCATCATAGATTCTCTTTTCTCCTTGAGAGCGACCAAGATTGATTAGTGCTTTTTCAACCCCTTCCATACTTGCAGCATAATTAGCTACCTTATAGAATTTGTTCATATCCACTTTTCCATCTTCGCCAACAAACATAGAAAAAAACTTATTGCTATCTACAGCTAAACTTTTTAAGTCTACGTTTTGGTTAACTTCGTAATTTAACTTTGTATCCCCTACACCGTACTGCAACAATCTACTTGTCTCAAGTTGTTTAGTTGCTGGGTGTTCAGAAACATACCCGTTAAATTCTTCCACTAACTTTTGCTGTTGAGCTTGTTGCTCTTGCAATTTTGCCTCTATACTATTAGGGTTGAACTTTGGTTGGTATTGAGCCTGCTCAGCTTTTAATCCCTCTCGGATTCTGTCAACTTGCTGTTTCAATAACAACTTACCTACCCTTTCATCAGATTCGTCACCCGAACCCAAATTAAATTCTCTTTGTAGTTTCTTTTCAAGTAAAAGATTAAAATCATCTGGATCTAAAGAAGGGAATTGTTTTTGCAATTCCATACCATAAATCTCCTCATCACTCATAGCATCATAATCAATGTTTGTTGCAATTAAAAACTCATCTAAAGATTGGTTTTTATATGCTTCTACTAACTTCTTAAAATACTCATCTTCTTTTACTCCTAACAAGTCATAAGGGTCAACTTCAACTTTTGCAGTTTCCTCTTTTGGCTCGTCTCTATATATTACGCCCTCATTTTCCACAACAGGCTCACTTGCAGTTTGTTGTGGTTCTACTTGAGGTTGTTCTTGCACTTGCTCTTGTGGAGCTTGATTAAAAATACTTTCTGGTTCTTTATATTCAATCCCTGATGACACTCCTTTTAATACAATCTTGTCATTTGCAGCAGGTGCAACTTCAGCAGCTTGTATTGGTTGTTCTACGGGTTGTTGAACCGTTTGCTCAGCAGTTTGTTCAACTACTTGAGCTGTTTCTTGTGTAGTGTTTTCCATTGTATTTAGTTTGTGTTTAGTTTTATAATACGCTCATTATTAAGCAGATGCTTGTTCTAAAGCTTCAATACCTGTTGCTGGTCCTTCTTCCTCAGGTGCAGCTTCAGGTTGCTGTTGCTGCATTTGAGGTTGTTGTTGAGGCCCTTTAGGCATGAAAGAAAAAGCATTTAAGTTAATAGGTAGTTGTTGACCTTGTTGAGTTTGTGGCTCTACAGTAGATTTTAAATCTGCTTCAATATCAATAGCACCCATTTTACCATCTAAGTTTTCTTTCAATAGCTTAGTTTTATTATCTCTTATATTTGCAGTATCTCTTTCTTTAGCTTGTACATAAGAAGATTCTACTCTACCGCTTGCTGCTATTCTTTCTCTTTCTAATTCAAATTCACCTCTCAATTGGATAAGCTTAGCTTCCATTTCAGCTTTAGCTTGAACTAATTGAATCTCTAATTGGTTTTGCATTTGAGCAGTTTGTTGTTTAGCTTGTTCAGCAACCATAGCAGATTGTTGTTGTATCTGACCATTTTGTTGTTGAGCTTCTAATGCTTCTTTTTGTCTCTTCTCGTTGTTCTTTTTAACTTTATAAGCTAAGAATAATTCAGCTTGTTTTAAGTTCTGAATGTTATTCATACGGATAACGTCATCAATAGTAATTTGACCAGACTGTAAAGCCACCTTCATTAGTTCATCTAACTTAGCTTTTTCTTCAGCAGTAGGTTTATCTACTATTTGAATACCATATGTATATTTAGAAATTTCAGGAGATATTTTTAAGAACTCTACAGTTCCTGCTCCTAATGATTTAGCAAAGTCTTCGCCATAACCATTTTTAATAATATCTTGAACTCTAATAATAACTGACTCAGCAAGGCTTTCTGTTAGGAATCTATCGCTGTTGTTAATATCACCTAATGCGTTATTAGTACCTGTAGCAGCTAAATTAGCTACAGTTGTTAATAATTTAGGATTAGGAGTTGAACCATCTGTTAATTCATTTAACCCAAGGGTTTGACGAATCATGTCAATGTTCTGATTGATTAAAGTCCAATACTCTTGGATAGCTGACCCAACTCCTCCTTGCAATTCTTCAACTGCTTTCATCCTATTGGTTTGTCCGTTAAACGTAGTAGAACGAGTAACTAAAACCCCCCTTTGGAAATATAAGTCAAGAATATCTCGTGGTGTCATTTTCTCTCCCCCACCAGATAAACTTACCTCTTCCAAAGCAGATAAGTCAACCATAAACCCTTTAGGTACGGCTGTGTTGAGTTCGTGTTGCAATCTTGCATATGATAGCTGTATAGCATCTGCGTATGGGATAATAGCTTCCATACGGCTAAATGTTTTCATATCAAAGAAATCACAAGCGTTAATATGGTAGCTTGATTTAATACGAGCTACATTTAACGGGTCTCTTTTCATATCATACATACGACCATAGTCAAAACAAATGTCAGTACCTACAACCCATTTGATTCTATAACCACCTTGGATTTGTTTTCTTTTGTATTTATCTTTCTTGTTATTGTAATCATCAAATGATGCTTTACCAAAAATAACATTACCTCGTTTGTCAATTCTTTCTTCTCTTACGATATCATCAGTAGAATAAATTTCTAAATCTAATACCTGTACTTTACCTTTATTCCAAAAATCAGAATAACTACCATAGTAAGCATTACCTACTGGTTGAGATGTTCTCCATTGATAAGTAACAGCATATTGATATAAAAACTCAATATCAGCTTTAGTAAGCTCGCCATTACTCATAGCAATAAGTTGAGATACAGGACATTCCATAATCTCACCTACATATCTTAAATCTCTAAAGTCAGGATAAGTACAATAGCTGATAATTAATCTACGAGGGTCAACTCTACGAGTTCCTACTAAATTACCATCTCTGTAATCTTTATATACACCAACCCCATAATCAAACAAGTCTTGAATTACTTGTCTTCTCATTTCAGGGAAATCATTTTGGTCAAATGTTAATTCAACTGCTTGTTCAGCTTCCATTGAAGTTCTATGGCGAATACCAAGTTCTAACACTTGTAAACCATCTAAGTCATCTGGTTCTCCTGGTTCTTGTGTAAGCAATGGAGATTGGGTTAATTCATCAAGACCTACATCTTTCAATGCGTCTTTAACTTGAATCTTTGTTTTGATTGCTTGCAACTTAGCATCAATCTCCGTAGAAGCAAAAGCATCTACAGGGTCTATTTGAATACTGTAGTTTTGCTTTTCTAAAAGACTTAATGCAATTCTTCTAAACTTGGGGATAATAGGCAATACGGACCAGTCTACAACTAATGTATTATTTGTAGGGTCTTGGTCAGGAGTTAGGATTCTTTTATACCTATCTGTTGATTGTCGGCCTTGAGCATAAGTTTTAACCCATTCGTACTTATCACGGCTTCTCCAACCAATTGAGCCAAATGGAGTATCTCCATAAGCTGCAAATGCTGCACGAGCATATTGTAATAACCAAGGTTTTTCTCTTTTTACTTTAGGGTCAACATTTTCATCAGGGAAACTAATTCCTACTGAACCCATTAATTGCGGTGATTCCATATTTTATTTTTGCCCTCTCGGCGTTTAAAATTATCAATATATTACGCTCATTATCATTGTTAATATCTACCGAATAACCCTTTACCGTTACTTTTCCTAAAGAAAGGTAAATAGTCTTCTATCTTAGCTTCTTGCTTTACTTTATCTGGTGAGAAGTTAATATTAACCATCATTGTTAAAGCATAGCCAAAAGCCATGGCAGCATCGTATTTAGTTGTTTTCTCTGGGTTAAACTGTAACCAATCTTCTATTAGTTCTTCAAAATAAACCGTGTCTATATGGTCATTAATGAATTGGTCTGTAACCTCAGATATATATGTATTGTTTCTATTTGTTGCAGCTATACCTGGTTCTTTATTGCCAGGAATAAAATAAGAGAAAGGTTTATACCCTCTTCTTTCAAAGTAATGGATAATACCTGGTTTCTGATTTTCTATTAGTGCATGGACTCCATAATAAGCTAATGCCATTAGACAATCTTCATAAAACACCTCAGGGCTATCAGGTCTGTTTACATAAAGCAAACACGGACCGTTATCTACAGGTGATTCATTTAACGGGTTGTACTTTTTCATTATACAAAGACTACCCATAGACATACGAGACCTGTGAGAGTCCGATACTTCTTTATGGTCATAAGGGTCAATACCTGCTGTAAAGTTTTGGTTATTCAATGGCGTAAACCCATCTCTTGATGGTTTGAATTGATTAGCTTGAGAACCTGTTGGTAAATAGCTAACTAAGAACTTACCATTGGGGTTTTCTGTAAATACCACTTTGGTATCTCTAATGCCATTTTCCCAACCAAAGTTACCTCGTTTAACTTTAGTGTCCGTCCACTTTAATATATCTAACCTGTCATTTAACTTAATAGGGTTATACACACAAATAGAACTATCTACTTGGAATGCTTCTTTTTCGTCTAACGGTTCTTTTCTTTTAGCAGATGATAAAGCCCTTGGGTCTTCTCGTAATGCTAATCGTTCTTGCAATATATCTTCTCTTGCTTTTTCTTGGTTTGCTCTACCATATTGGTCAATAAACCTTGTTCTATCAGCAGGAGTAAAGAATCTATACATGCCTGTTTTGGTACGTTTACCTATCTTATTCAATTGGTCAGAACCTTTCCACATTTCAAAAAACTCAGCACCACCACTTTCCATTTCCTCTACCGTTGTAGTATGGAGTGCTTTACCAATAATTCTACCCTCATCGTCCATTAAACAAAACCTTACAACATCCCATCGCTTGTTTACATCTACGTTTACAGTTTTACCAACCTCATCACCAATGTATATACCAAGCTTCTGTCCGTCATATGCACCTTCTACTGATGCTTTAAAATCTATACCACTCATTAACTCATCACCGTCTATTTCAATTCTACCACTATTAAATCTTAAACCTGTTGCTGGAACTTTACCCGTATTAGGCAAATCACTTACAGGTCTAAAGAATGATGGTAACTTTCTATATGGGTTAACAATAGCCTTTCTAAACACAGCCTTGGCATCATCGTCTGTTTTGGATTGTATACCTGCCCAAAAGTTTTCAGACCGAGAAGCAGCCTCTAATGCAATACAACCAGCCCTATATGTTTTACCACTACGACGTTTAGTAACCTCGGTTAATCCAAATGCTGTATCATCTTCTACTGCATATTCCCATGCATAGAAAAACTCCCTATCTACATCTCTGTATTTAGGTAACCCAATATCTAAATGGTAACACGATAAGTAAAACCAATGGACTCCAGTTATGTATACTGCTTCATTATTGTTTTGATACCAATGACCACTAAGTCTGCGTATCCAACAATACTCTTTAAATTCAGCTAAGTCTGGGTGAATATATTGTGGGTCTTTCTTTCTTTTGTCTTTTTCTTCTTGTTCCCACTTTTGGTATTCGGCAAAACGCTTATCTACTTCCCAATAGCAATATTGACTTTGAGTAGACCTTTTCTCTATTCCAAAGTATTCTTCCTTCTTGGTAAAAGGATTATAGATGTACCCTTTTCTTGGCACATAACAATCTAACCCTTGTATATTATAAAGCTGTCCGCCTGTATTTTTTATCATCGTTTCTTAAATTGTTGTGCTACTTTCTCAGGAGTAAATATGTTTCTTTCATCAAACTCATCTTTCAAGTCATCGTCTCCTGCAAATAGCCTTGAATAAAGATTATCAATCTTTTCAATCATATCGTGCATTTGAGTTAGTAGTTTATTTTTAATTTCTACCGCTTTAAGGATATCTATTTCTTTTCCCGTATCATCATCTTCAATCTTTTTATTTACCCTTTCGGTATACTCTATAAAGGTAGATTCTAAACTACAGATTAAACTCCAAACCCTATTGTTAACTACTCTTGTTAAAAAGTTAATTGTTAACTCATAGCTTAAAGCCCCTGTTAAACCTACTTCTTTCTTTGCCCATATTTTTCTCCTTGTTACATCGCTGTATTCTTTTACTGCTGGAGAGTTATAGTCGTAAACCCAAGAAAGAAATCTTAATTGTTTGTCTACATCAGCTGTGCCTTGAAACGTAGCAGGCATAATAGTTTCTAACATTGGATAAGCTTCCAACATTGGCTTCTCAACCATAGGGTTAACTATCATTGCTTTTACTTGTTCTTTTGAATATCTATTCTGTGCCATGTGCAAGTATTAATTCTTTTTTCATAACCATTCTTTTCTTTCCATTTGGAAAGTTATAATAACTTCTATATTGCTCATTAAAGTAAGCTATGTTGCCTTTTGGTATTGGTAAGTCTCCTGATACAAATACACCACAACCTGGTCTTACCTTAGCTTGATATGCTTCTGGTATTATAATTAAAGATGATTGCACTTCTTCTACTTTAGCATCATCTAATACTACCCATTGTCCGATTCCCTGCCATTCCCCATCTCTGAGTACAGCCATAATCATCCAATCATCTGCTTCCCAAACTATTTCATTATTGTATCTTTTAACCCTGTTGAACTTTCTTTCTCCGTCAACAGTCCAGTAGTCAGCAACTAACATATAGCTAATCATTACTTCTTCGCCTGGCTTAATATCAAAAGGGTATCTATCCCCTACGGAATGAACGATACCCTTAGTGACTGCCCATTGTTCTGGTTCAAACGATGGGTCTATGTATAATTCCACACCGCTTTCCATTTTAATTTTAGATTGCAATGCTTCAGGTAGAGTAACAAATACAGTTGACCCTACAGGTTTTAATGTAGATTGTGTTTCCATTGTGTTGTGTTGTGTTGGTTCGCAAATATACGGAAATATCCGTTATTATACTATTTCTTTTTCATACGGCCAGCCATAGCTTTTTTCATCATACCAGCTTTGCCATATTTTTTCATTCCTACTTTAGCTGCAATTGCTGCACCTATTTCTTTTGCTTTAGCAGCAGACTTACCTTTTTTCATGTACTCTTTTGCTGCACCTTTTGCTAATGCTTTGAATCCTACTTTGGTTGATTTTTTCTTTTCCATTTTATATTTGTTTTATTTGTTAGCGTCCTTGACCACGATACTGTTTAGGGCGTGGGGTATGTTTATTGTATGACTTTTGGGCTTTTCCTTTTTTACGAACACCAAAAGTTACTTTGTTTGAATTACTAATTTGTTTAGCCATTAGTTTTTTTCTTTAATGTTTGAACTGTTTTATCTGAAAGTAATTTTTTAGTTGTTGCTCCTGTAACAGCAGCAGCACCTATTTTATTTAAAGAGTTTACAATTTTACTATAATCAAACTTATTTGCATCTTTAATATATGGATGGTCTTCTTTAGCAAAATTAGTCATAATACTTTTTATTTCAGGTATATCTTTTTCTGTATATGTTCTATTGCCAAGCTTATCTCCAAGTCTCATTCTAAGTTCATGTTGAACTGCTTCTTGCTCTAACTCTTGGTCTGTATTTAACCCTGACCAAGCATCTTTTAATATTTTTCTTTCTTCAGGTGTAGATGGATTCCTAAGACTTCTACTGTGGCCTAATTCATGAATTGCAGCATCATATGTTTTTCTATAATCTTGACCTTTTCTAACTATTGCTAAATCATTTAAATCACCCATGTCTTCAGCAAGATATCTTCCTTCTGACCCTTCTTTACCAACTAAAGATTCAAGCGTTTTGCCTTTTAAATCTTTATCGTTTTTTTGTAATACTTCATATAATTGTTTAGCCTTAGGATTGTTTACAAACATTGCTTCTGTATTAGTTAAATCAAATGTTTGCCCAGGTCTAAATTTTTGCATTTTAGCTTTATTATATGGAGAATTAGAAAATGTCAATGCATCTCTATTTGCATCTGCTAATGCTCTTACATCTTCTGGTAATTTATTAGGAACAAATACTTTATTACCAAATAAATCTTTTTGAACTAATTCATCTTTAACTTCATTTTCAATATTGTTTTTAACAATATTTTTTAAAGTTTCAGGTGCACCTTTTTCTTCAAATAATCTTAACAATGCTTTACCTGCTCCAGGAGCTTCTAATACAGCTGCTATATCAGCTACAGGAATACCAACATTTTCTGCCCAAGCATTTAATTTTTCGTTTGGAATAGATGATTCCAAATCTCTTTGCCTTGATTCTCTTTCTAAATCTGCCCTAACTTTTTCACCTACATTTTTATAAACAGGTGCAGGTCCCGCATCATTAATATATCTTTTTTGACTTTCTTGCTTTCTTTGCAATTGGCCAAGAAACATTTTATACGCTTCTTTGGACGCTGGATTTTCTTCAGGTCTTGGTTTTGATTTACTTGTATTATCTTCAATATTAACACCTTGTTTGGGTTTAGGCATATTTGCCAATAATGTTTTAATCTGTTTTTTAGATAATTTATTTGCCATTTTATTACCACTTTACTTTGTTTGCCCAATAAGCAGCGCTCATTTTACCTTTAGAAATGTTCTTAGCATGGCGAGCTTTAAATGAAGCTCTTCTTGCTTTTTCAGAAGCAGTCTTAGGAGCTTTACCAGCACCACTAACACCTTGTTGACCAAAACGAATAAGTTTAACTTTATTGCCTTCTTTAGCAAGTACTGCATGGCTTTTCTTTGGATGACCTGGAGTTCTTTTAGGTTTGTTGTAACCTGCAAACTTTTCTTTACCTTTGTTTATCATTTAAATGGATTGTATTGTTAATAGTTAGTTTAATATCATTTGAATCATAATGACGAACTCTTCCATCGTTCTTATCGGCCACAACCCATATTGTATTTTGATGTATTCCATAGTCTATCATTAATATTGCTAAACCTTCTCCGTGGGGAGTATCAACCCATATTGTAGATTGAAACTCGTGGATTGTTGTCATTATCTAAATTTTTTTGTTTTTTCTTTAATTGATTTTGGTTGTGCTACAAATTGTTTGCCTTTCTTAGTACCTGCTGCTTTAGCTTTGTTAGTTGCTGCCTTTTCACCTTTGCTTAAAGAAGACCAAGCAGCTTCTGGTAAATATCTTTTCTTTCCTTTTGACTTTACTTCTTTAGATGAACCTTTCTTCTTATTAGCATGAGTGCCAGATGTCATCCACTTTTGTTCTGTCCAATCTTTTAAAGACTTCTGTGATTTTGCAATAGCCATTACTTATACCCTCCTCCTTTTGCTTTATACTCTTTAGCAAGCATCTGAGCTTTACGAGCAGACCATTGACCAGGGTTACCACCTTTACTTCCTGCCTTAATCTTTTCAAATAAAGACTTTCTCATAGAAGGTTTAGTGTAGTTACCTGCTTCGTTAACTTTAGATTTAGGTTTAGATTTAGATGTTGCCATTACTATATATTGTCAAATTCTTTACGCAAGTTATTAATTTCTTCTTCAATTCCTTTCTTATAGTTATTACTACTTTCTATAATACCGCTTTTTGTTTTATCGGCATTTTCAACTCCTATAATAGAAGCAAGTTCAGTAAAGTAAACGCCATTACTTGACACCATTACTTTAACGGTATTATACTCGCTTTTATCAGCACGCTTCTTTTCAAGGTCTGATATTTTTTCAAGTATTGCTTTAGCTTGGTCAAATTGTTCTTGTGTCATAATTAGTAATTGTCAAATATGTATTTGCGTTTTATATATCTTGCTCTTCTTATCAATGCACTATCCAATGAATTACTCATATCTTCAAATGCTTTTCTCAGCCCTTCGTTATATCCAAACAATTGATTATTAGCAGTAATAGCTATACTCAACTGTTCTTTCAAGCTATCTATTTTATCAGATTCAGAAGCTTTGATAAATAAGAAGAGGCTATCAATTTGATTTTTTTGAGTATTAATTTTTTCATTGTAGTTATAAAATTTAGTATTGATGTCATCAGCCTGTGACTTCAATAATAATACGACCGTGTCTCCGTTAATTATCTTTGTCTTTGGATACGATTGGCTTAAGCTCAAATGGCTCACCAATAGCATCATCATCAGTACCGTTAACCTTTTCATTTAATTTTTTATTTTCTTGTTTTAATTCAGTTACTACTTCCTTAAAGCTATCGCAAGCTTTCTCTGCGTGTTTTAATTCACCTACACGTTTTTCTATAAACTGACTATTCTTCTTTACCGTTACAGTAACCATAGAGTCAATGTTTATAGAATGCCAACCTTTTACAGGGTGAGGCCTAATAGCTTTCTGTGCTACAATAGAAGTTAACATTATAAATATTAACCCCAGTATAGTTAAAATAATTATTAGTCCTACTTTATTTGGTTGCATTGATAATAGCTTGTTGTGCAATAATATTATAAATAATAGAATCTTTCTTATCTACTGTTTTTTGTAGTGTACGGTTATCTTCTATACAGTTATCTATACCTTTACTTGAACCAGCCTTCATATCCTTGTATACATAGATAATACCAAATACACAAAGGAAAGCTACCGCAGCTATTGGGTACTTTCTAAACTGGTTAAAACTAACAGGTAACTTAACTGTGCTTGAAGCAGTATCTACTACTTTTTTTGTAGCTGTCTTCTTAGTTACTGGTTTCTTCGTTGTCGCCATCAGTTCCGTTTTTCTTTCCAAAATATCCATCAATAGCTTTCTCAACTACTTTCAACCCTAATAGGGCAGCAATCAATAAAGTTACTGAATATACTAAAGCCTCAGAAGGAGCTACATGAGCCTCACTAAATGAGTTGTGATATAGGGTTACACCTAAAAGGATACCTAAGAATAAAGCGATTAAACGCTTCATTGAAGGAGCATCAGGTTTATCTAAAAAGAAACCTGCAATAAAGTTTATTAGTTTTTTCATAAGTCTAAGTTTTAAAAAGGGAGAACTTAATCTCCCTTTTAATTATTCTGCCTTAGGCTCTTCTTGTTGAAGCTTAATTACTTCGTTAAGAAAGTTTACAATTGGTGAGCCATATTTCATTGGCAACTCTTGTAAGTAAGCATCTAAAGCTTTAATTTGTTCAGCGTTTAATACTAATTGTTCCATATAGTTTGTGTTGTTGGTTTTAGTTTTTACTTGCTTCGTATTCAGCTGCTTTTGTTTTATATTCTGAAATCAAAGCATCTAAAGATTCAATTGCTTCTTCAGGAGCTGTTAATTTAGTTTCTTCAAAAGATTTAATTATATTTTCGTACGGATTCATTATTTTATTTTCTTTCATTGCTATATAGTTTATGGGAATACGTTATATCCTTTAGAAATTAATGTTGCATTTGTTGGTGAAGCTGATATTGAACCAGGATTAGCATAAGCATAAAGAAATTTGCTTCCAGGTCCTGAACCTGCTATACCAGTAGCCCAAGTATTCATTTCTGTCCAGCTAGCTACACTCATATTATTAGCGTATAAAAATATATTTACTGGTCCAGTAGTTCCTTTTAACAAACATCTTGACATGTTGTTGTTATTTAAATATAATACATTCAAATTTGCAGGCAATGGAGCATTAACTACAAACTCACTAAATGCATTAAAACTTAAATTTAAAATATATAAAGAAGGGTTTAATAAATTAAAAAAGTTAGCTTTTGTTAATTGGTTGTTAATTAAGTCTAATTGGAACAAACCTGGATTACATGTGGTATTAAATGATTGAATCAAATTATTACCTAAGTATATATTACCTAAACCAGTTGGCAATGGATAATTTAAATCAAACTCGTACAACAAATTATCTGAAAGTTGTAAGCTTTGTAATGGAGCTGGCAATTGACATTCTGGGTTAAAATTAATCATTCCATTAAGATTTAATTGCAAATCTATTAAATTTGCTGGAAACTTAGTATATCCAGCAGTCATTACATTTAAATTATTATTAGATAAATACAAATACTGTATTGTGTCAGGAAGTAATGATGTATTGATATATTCTAAACCTAATCTTTGCGCTCCATCAGGAGTAAAATTTGAACTATCAGTAAAACCAAATGTATTTAAATTAGTATTAGTTAAATCATATTCAAATCTTCTAAAACCATACATTTCAGACATTCCAAAATTTATAGTTGAATCTGGCATCAAAACAAAATTTGAAAACTGATTAACCAATGAAGTATTACCTATAAAGAAATCTTTAAAATCTCCATAAGTACAAAATTGTAAAAAACTCAAATCTATATTTTCTAGATAATCATTTTTAGCAATGTCTAATTTTTCAAGTTTACTATTTAATTGAGAATAGTATTTAAAATTAATTTCCTTTAACCCTTGTAAAAAAACATTTATTTGAGGGTAATTCCATATTTGATCATTATTATTTATTTCAATAGTATTACATTTTGTAAAATCTCCTAATCCGTTAATTTCAAAAAAATAAGTATTTAAACTCCATTTATTACCTTGACAATCTACTTGCAATCTACATTTAACTCTTCCTATATGAACACCATTTAAAGGGTCATCAATAACAGCTTCATATATGAAATTACCAATAGAAGTTATACTAAAATTTAAATTTGAAGTTAACCAGCCTTCAAAATCTGATTGAGTAAAAGGAGTAGCACCAGTTATTGCTCTCCAATCAGCAACTACATCAAAATTATAATAAGGTTGGAATAAGTTATTGTAGAATGGTTCAAACGGTTGTTCGCTTGCTTGACCCATATACACAGTAATTCCTTTAAACCCTTCTGATGTTAATATTGAAGTAGCTTGCACATCTAAATAGTCTCCTGTTTTAACTTTAAATTCAATAGGACTTGAAGCACCAACTAAAATTACTTTTAAAAGCTTAAATTCATTACCATTTGTTTCTTCAATTCTAATGCCACCACAAAATTGGTTGCCATATTCTGGAGTATTCCAATTAACATTAAAAGGAACAGTTACATCTGTTGCTATAATTTGTTGTGTTTGAGTATTATAGTCCCAACCTATTACATCTTCTACTCTTTTAGCTTGTAACGCTTGGTTGTTCCATTGGTTTGTAAAATTATTACCTGCCATTATTATTTAGTTTATTTCCAATATAATACGCCCTACTTAATTCGCTTACCATTATAAAACATATTAGGGTTGATACTATAACTACCATCACCATTGTCAATAACCATATTAGCCCGTAGGAGTTCATTTAAGCCCTTATATACATCACGGTTACTCTTATACCCTATTGCTTCTCTACAGAGCTCTATTGGCACATAGAATCGTTCCTGATGCTTTCTAAGGTTAAGTGCTATATAACCCCATACTTTTAACCCAGAAGTATTCAAACCCATAAGAGCCATTATACCCTCAGTATATACCTTTATAAAGGGTAAGCTATCAACCTTCTTAACTTCGGCAACATCACTTAACTCTAACACCTCACCTGTGGAGTTATCTACGACAACTCTTTCTTTACCTTTTACGGCAACCCGTGTAATACCTTTCTTTTCCATTGTACAAAGATACAATACTTTTTGACCATTTTAGTCAAAATTTTGACTAATTTGGAAAATTGCTATATTGAGTACCAAGTACTTATATTATCTCCTTTCTTATATAATAAGAGAGGTTAAATTATAGGGGTAATTTGAAACAGGAGGGATTGATATATTGGGTGGGGTACTATAACACAAAACGCACACACACACGCAGGGGCGAACCCGAGCACATACAGGGGTGGGTATGAAAAATTGAAAATTTTTTTACTATCAAACCATGGTCACTAACTATTTTATAGTTAGGTTCTCCCTATTTAGTCCCTATTATATCCCTTTTTAACTGAAAGTTAAGGTATGGGATAAGCTTTTACGCTTGTTGGTGAGTAGGGACACATACCTACTTGCTTGTATATCAGTTACTTACGCGAAACCGTAGGTTTTCCTATGGTAACGAAAACTTCTTTATACCTATGGTATATCGCCGACCTTTGCTTTATAGTGGGTTTTTTTTGGGGTAAAATTTGCCTCAAACTCAATGTGGTATTGGTTTTCAGCATTGTTGGTCGGTTAGTGAAATTAATCATTTTTCTCACTCAAAATCCAAATGACTATGTCAAACAAAAACACCCCAATCGCTACTGCTAAAGCAGTAAAAACTTCTAAAGCAACTAAAGTTGCTACTAACAGCACCAAAGGTGCTTCAGTTAAAATTGCTACTTCAGTAGCAAGAGTATCAATGAAGGAAGTTGCTAAAGCAACTGAAACTCCTAAAGTTGCTAAAGCAACTCCAGTACCTGCTCATCTTGTTAGTACAACTAACAAAAAGGAGTTTCGTCAATGCAAAACAGCAGTAACTAAATCCTATAAGGATTTAATCGGTAGCATCTCCGAAATGATAAAATTTATTTTATCTTCTTCCGAAGGAAAACAATTTACAAGTAAATTGGTATCATTCAATGCAATTGAATTGACTCCGAAAAACCTACTTTCAGTAGCGAAAGATACTGAAAAGTACCTAACTCAAAGATTTGAGTTAGCCGATGGCACTTACGAAACTAAAGTTTCGTTTGATGAGCAAGGCAAACCGATGCCTCGTATCCGATTTTCAATCGGTACGATAAACAACTTGACTGAAAGATACTTCGTTAAGAAGTATAACGATGCTCAAGTTGCTAAAGCAACTTTCAAGAAAGGTAAGTAATTACCTTTCTTTACTTGGGGACTACTACTTCGTAGTAGGTCAAGGGTTTCGCCACTCACCCAAGTACTAAAGTACTTCGTCCTTAGGCTTGACGAAGTCAAGTGCCAAAATTGAGCAACTCAGTAACAGCGAAACGCTGTTGGTATCTTGCAGTTATTTCATAACTCACAACTTCTTGCCGAAAAACAAAGTTTTTACCTATCCAAAAGGGCAAGATTGACGAAGTCAATAGTAGTCAAATTGAGGTTGTGCCTTGCGAAAGCAAGGGTAAATGTGGGTGTAATCCATTCACTACTGGCTGTTAGTTTAACAGATGACAAAATAAACAGGCAAAGAAGTCCAAGTACTATCTTGTCTATAAAGGACTACGCTTTATGCAACTCCTTTATGCTATAGTTATATCATAACTTATGCAACCTTTCGTGAGCAACTCATGATTATAAATGCATAAGAAACGAAGCAACTTCAATGATATGATGAACTATGGGAGCAATAGGTATTAAATGACCTATAGTTACAACTATGCATTTCTATGCAAGATGTTGTAGGTTTCCCATACTGAATTAGCATAAACAAGTTGCAATAAATGTAGTGCAACCCAAATCAAAGGTAAGTGTAATTCAGCATTGTTGGGCAAACTATGTCCAAGGGACTCGCTTATCCCCATTTACCTCTCACCAAAACCCTATACCTATGTCAAACTTATGGGCTGACAAATTGCAATCAATTGCTAAAGATTTCCGTTCTTTAGAAGTAACGGATAAGCAAAAACGTATGGAAGATGCTCGCCGTAGGGCTAATGTATCTAATCCGAAAATCATGGGTTTCGCTGATGCTCTTACCGAGTATAGCAAATCCTCTTGCCTTGAGGGTTTCAATCCCTATGCTTCAGTACAAGGTGTTAAGAAGTACAAATCTAACATCAAGTTCGGGAGAAAGTGGGAAGTAATGTATGAAATTGAAGCTATTTAATAACCTATAAAACCAAATCAAAACCTAATGAATAAATTTTTGCTAAACCTATACCCCATCGTATCTATCCTTGGGGCTTTGTTCGTTGCCTTGCTTATGCGATTTAACCCTGTGTATCGCCATGACTTCATGACTCAAATGCTTCTGGCAATTTTATGCATGAACCTGTTAGTCATACATCATGTGTATCTTAATATGAAGGGCTAACTCTTTCTTGTTCACACTCATCTTTTTCTTTTATCCCTAAAAATCAAATCCTTTTTTGGCTTATGACTTACGCAACTATTGTCAAAATTGCTTTTGCCATTGCATTAACTTGCATGGCTTTGTTGTCTTGTACCACTCCGAGAGCATCTTGGGGTAAAGGTAATGGCATGAATGTGTCTTGCACAGGCTTAAAATCTAATCATTTACCCTCAAATTTTAACTAAATTATGGAAATTACTTGCAAAAAACTGCCCGAATTTCGTCCATTAGGCGAACCTGTATCATTTTTAGAGAACATATTAGGCAAAGACTTCCATTGGGAAGATTTAAACCCTATTCATTTAGAGGTAGATGAGAAAAATGATGTTTGCTATCAAGTATATGAGTATTTTGGTACCTATATACTTGAAATAGACCAATCCGAAGGTGGTGCTTGGGAAAGCCATAACGATTGTTGGTACTGGCAAATAGACCACAATACAACTTGGACAGAAATTTCATTAACTAACGCTTAAAACAAAACAAGATGCAAGAAACTAAAAAAGTTTATCAAATTAATTTTTCTCTTGAAAAAGAAGATTATAGCCATGAAACAATATATGGCAACCTATATGAAAACGAATTACATGCGTATAAATATGCACATAATATAGGTGTGCGTATGGGATATTACAAACAGACAATGATTGACCTATTAAGAGAATTAGGCAAAGAACTAGACATTTCAAGAAGGCAATCCTTACATGAGCATTTATTATCAATTGAGTGCCCTGTACCTGACTTGGCAATAAGTGAAAATGACATATATCTAATGCATTATCCCTTTAACCGAATTAATGTTTCAGAAATAGATATGATTTGTAATTAATTAACCTTTAAAATTAAACAAGATGGAACAAAAAACAATTTATTCAGTAATGTATGATACAGGAGAACAATACGATGGTCAAGACTCTCACATCTACAAAATGTTTGACAATCCTATCCAAGCCTCAAGGTGTGTAACTTGGCTATATGACCAAGTAATAAAGCACGTTACTGGTGTTATACATTTAGAAAGGGATATCCAACAATTAGAAGCGTTTCAGCCTGAACATTTAGATGATGATGAATACTCAAATCTTTTATCTGAAAAGGAAAATGAATTAGATGCGTGGTATAAGAAAAACCCTTTGAATAATTTTAACCCTGATTACAATGCAATTTTTATAATAGAAAATACATTAGAAACAATTTTTACACCTCAAAACTAAACAACTATGGAACAAAAAACAATTTACTTAGTTAAGTATTCAGTAGGCGAATACGATGACCAACGAGAACTTGTGCATTCAGCATATGAAAGCGAAGAAGATGCTGAATCAGCTCAACTTGATGTGTATATTAATATCATGTCTGCGTTAAAACAACATAGAGAAGGGAAGATTGAATTCAATACAAATTTAGGTGATAAACATGTAGATGGTTGGTACGATTTTACCATTGAAAAAAACGCAGTATGGGTTGAAGAATTAAATTACTACACTAAAAAACAAAGCTAAAACTATGGGACGCTACTATTCAGGAGACATCAACGGAAAATTTTGGTTCGCTGTGCAATCATCAACAGCTGCCGACAGATTTGGTTCACGTTTTTACGAGCCAAACTATGTATGCTATTCATACTCTACTCATGAATTGCCAGCCTGCGAGGCAGAGATACTTGACATTGAGCAATTTTTAGGTGATAAGATTGCCATATTAGACAAGTTCTTTAGTGAAGCAAGTGGCTACAGAGATGATGATTTGTACAAACTTGGTGTTACAAATTATGATTTGAAAGAATATGCCGACCTATTACTCGGCAGAGAGATACGAGATTGTATCAAAGAAAATGGTGAATGTAATTTTGACGCAGAAATTTAATCTTTAAACCCTATAAAACAAAACAAAATGTCACAAGCAGATATTATAAAATTCCTTAATTCTTTGGTGCATTGCAGATTTAATGAAGAATTTTTAGCCAATGAATTGTCTGAGTTCTTTGATTGTAAAGTTGAATTGTTCAAATCAGATTATGAAAGTCCAGACTATAACTATTGTTTCAATATAGATACAGATGATTTGTTTTTAGATGTTGATATATATTATTTAATACAAAAAAATGCAAGTTTTGATGGCTCAACATTTTATATAACAGAAGTATCATATGAATTTAATTACATTAATTAACCCTATAAAATAAAACCCTATGACAGCAGAACAATTAATTATCGGTAACAAGTATGTGCCTTTTCAAAAAACAATAGGCGATGACTTTATTAACTCAACATTTGTAAGGCAAAGTTTAGACTTTATATATTACAAAGGTACAAATGATGAAGGTAAGCATATGTTTGGTAAAAATGCATCAGGATTGGGAGGTTATTTCTATAACCCTGAAGATGTATACGAATACATTGAAGAATACAATGGGATACGAAGAGGTATGGCTGTAGTTATTCAATGTAATTTAGAAACCTATTCAACATATACAACTATGTTTAAACGATTAGGGTTTATAAACAAAGAACGAAATGAATTGTGGTCTAATGGTACGGAAGGTGTAGTGTTTGCTATTTCTAAGGCAAGTAGCGGAACAGTTATACTTGGGGTAAGAGATAGTTATCGTAATGAGTGTTTGATTAACGCATCTGGCGTTAGATTAGTAGATGATGTAGTAAGTAGCTTACCAACTAAATGGGCAATCAAGATTAACCCTTCAAACATGCAAGACCTTATAGAATGGAGAGCCTTTAGAATTGACTCTACTGATGGTTACATACTATGTGACATACCAGAAAATAGAAGCCATAGCCTTCCTAACAATCGTGGATTTAGTGTAATGACTCTTAATGATTACCATGAATACACATTAATAACAGATGAACAATTTTATAACCAAGTATTAAACAAACCTCAAACTATGCCACAAGACGCACCACAAGAAACAAAGCAATATCCTAAGACACCTCAGGGTTTATATCAAATGACCGTAGACTTACTTGCCTTTGAAGTAGGTGATACAGTTAGGGTAACCCATAAAGTACCTGACCACTATAATGGTTGGCAAAACTGTTGGTCTGATAGTATGGATAGTTACATTGGCAGAGAGTACAAGATACAAGGAATTTTTGAAACAGGTATTCAATTAGAATATACTGATGGTTACAAGTTTCCAATCTATAGCTTAGAGCTTGTCAGAAGAAAAGAAACTATCCGTACCCACACATTATCTTTTACTGGGGCAAGCGGAAGTATGGAAGATGGCGGTGAATTTGTAAACTTTAGTAGCCCAATCACAAAGTTATCAGGTAATGATGTGTATTGGTTAGTTAAGTTGTTAGAACTGGCAGGGGTTGATAAAAAATATAATGTATCTGCAAAGATATAAAGCTAAATATAATTACAATTAATATTTTCTCACTAACAAAACAATATAAATTATGACACAGAAAGATTTATTGCAGATGCATTTTGATGTACTTAACTTACAAGTAGGTGATGTTGTACAAATAACCCATAGAGTTCCTGCCTTCTACTTAGGTGTAACCTATGGGTGGAATGATGATATGGATAAGTATATAGGTAAAACTTACCAAGTAAAAGAAGTAAACGAAAATCATGTTGGTCTTCATGAAGATGAACATTGGTGTTGGCATCCTGCTTGTCTCAAAGTGGTATCCCGTAAGCCTAAAGATGTAACGATTACATTTGGGTTAGAAGAAGATGATATTACCCCTATGTTCTCAGCTACCGTCAATGCTAACACTACCTTAATCTATAAGAATGGTGGTGACTTGTTATGTGAATTAGATTTTTATACTGTTGAGTTGATATTCAAACATATGAATAAGTTGTCAGGTAAAATGCTTCTAACAAGAGGCGAAGAATAATTTGGTAAATTGTAATTTATTTCTTAACTTTAAATACAACAATCATGAACGCAAAACCGATTTACTCCAACTCATTCAAGAAGTTCTTGTCTGAGTCAGACAGCCGCATCTGTAACATCTTACACAGGCTTGACCTTAAAGATAGACCATCGTCTATCGTAACAACTAAGGATATCAACTATATAACCAATCGTAAAGAGGGGTTAATCAGTTACCTGCCGAGCAATCGTCCTCACATTATGAACGAAGACTATACTTGGTCTCGTCAGGGTAGAGAGTCAGGCCGTGCAGGTAGAGTTATCCGTAAGTTATTTGATAGCAGGTTTATATCTCGCTATCTAACTGACAAAGACTTTGAGGACTTTACTAATCTGTATCGCTCCGAGTTCAATGACCAAGGGTTGCAATTCATTCTCCATGACTGCGATGCAATTGGCAATGTGTATAATATGGATAGGTATGAGAATGGTGGTACGCTGGACAATAGCTGTATGAATGGCGACGGTGACTATATGGAAATGTATGAGTCCAACCGTAGTATGCAGATACTTGCATTAGTCAATGAGCGTGGCGAGTTGTGTGGTCGTGCTTTAGTATGGCACAATGTTATTGTCAATGGCAACCCAAGTAGAACCATAACATTTATGGATAGGGTTTATGTATCTGATGACTTTATGTTTGAGATGTTTGTTCGTTATGCGATTGACAAGAAGTGGTATTACAAAGTCAATTACAAGAATGGCAGCAACATACAACAGTTCTTTAACCCTGATGGCGAGAAGGAAGATTTAGTGCTTAGGGTTAATCTTGATACCGATTTTGATTCATATCCATACATTGACACATTGTGTTATGGTGGTGATGGGTTTCTATCAAATGACTCAAACGATGTAATGTATACCTATCAAAACACAGGTGGCGATAGAGATGGTGGATATTGGGACGATATCAATGATTGTAGAATTAGTTGCTATGACGATGTAATAAACATTGACCAAGGTAGATATAGAGGTCAAACAACCCATATTGACCACGCTGTATGTATCAATGGTGATTGGTGGTGGGTTGATGACAATGATATCATTGAGGTTGATGGCACTTGGTATACCAAAGATGATGACTATATAGTTGAGATTGATGGAGATTGGTATCGTACTGACGATGAAAGTATTGCATATTGCGAATGTGATTATGAATATCACCTTACCGATGATTTAGTGTACCACGATAGTAGAGGTTGGATACTTCTTGAGAATGCCGTAAAGGTAAAAGATGTCATCTACCACAAAGACGAGGTGGAAGAATTAGTATAATTTAACTTATAAAAAACAAAACAATGGACAACAGAAAACACAAATTAATAGATGTACTATCTGTACAATCAGAGAGTTACAATCAATATAGAATGTTCGCCTACATAGTTAGGGAACTTAAACGCTTAGGCTGTACTTATTATTCCCACAATGGTAACTTGTATGCAACCAAGGGTATTGCTGACAAATATCCGTGTGTTGTTTCCCATATGGATACTGTCCACGATATCGGTGAGGACTTGACTGTGTTAGAGATTGACGGTGTGCTTACAGGTTTCAATAGATATACTATGACTCAGTCTGGTATTGGTGGTGATGATAAAGTTGGTGTGTTCATATGTTTACAAGCATTAGAGCATAACGATAACATCAAGGCTGCTTTCTTTAGAGATGAGGAAGTTGGTTGTGGTGGTAGTTATGAGGCCGATGTAGATTTCTTTACCGATTGTAGATTTGTATTGCAATGTGACAGACGTGGCAATAGCGACTTTGTTACCAATGCAAGTGGTGTTCAGTTGTCCAATGATTTGTTTCAATCCGATGTGTTACCTATCGTCACTAAGTATGGTTATAGCTTTGCCCATGGTGCAATGACAGATGTTATGGCACTCAAAGAGTTAGGCATACAATGTAGTATGGCTAATATGAGCTGTGGTTATTACAATCCCCATATGGATAACGAGTATGTTATTATCAATGATGTGTTTGTTACATTAGATATGGTGTTAGATATTATCCATGAGTTACATAAGAATGATTATAACTTTGTATCTGTAACCAAACCGTATAAAAAGTATAGTGATATAGGTTATCGTAGTTCTTTTAACCTGCCTCCTGTTAAGTCATATCATAACCCTTATTATGATTGGGAGCTTGATGATTACAACAAGTCGTTTGGCATTAGTTCATCTTATTGTGAGGGTTGTGGTGTATCCCATAATAGTGAGGACTTACGTTTGGTTGCTGATTTCAACGCAATGGTTTGTAAAGATTGCTTTGATTTGTTTGAATTTAAATAAAGATGTTTTGTTTTGATTGATGAGTTGGGGGGTGTAATGCTCCCCTTCTTAAATCTTTCTTGTTCACACTCATCTTTCTTCTTTTGTATGATTAAACGTATTATATATTTAATTTGCGTAATGCCTGTGGTTCTAAACGCACCATTGGTTTATTGGCTAATTTCAGTTTTAACCCTTTTTATTGTTTCACTTTTAAATTTTTAATTATGGAAAATTTATCCCACTTACCTGACCATCTTAAAAGATTGGCTATGATGACAACTATTTTAGAAGCATGCCACAAGTCTGCAATGTGTAGCGATATGCTTAATATTTTGTACAATGATGTATTAATGCAGTCCCATGCTGAAGGTGTTAAGCTGTGTACCTTATTTCCTAATGCCCATACTGAGCCACGTTATTATAGTGATGAGGAATTAGAACAGATGCATGCTGATGAATTGGAATTTATTAGAAGAGATATTATTAACGAATAAACTATACCATTATGATGATTCAATTGGGTAAACCCCACCCTGTAAAACGCGAGCGTAAAGTGTACGAAAGAATTTGTGCTAACCCTGATTGTTTAAAGGACTTTGTAACCCCTAATAAGACAACTATATATTGTCGTAAGGGCTGCCAACCACATAAACATACTAAGGGTTTAGTCGCACCAAGCCATGACGAACCACTACCTGTAAATGAACGTGGATACTTTGATGCAGATGCATTCTGTAAAAGGTATTACGAAGATGGTAGGCCACAAGGTGGCATACGCTACGGAGACACAACAATTCATGTATTAAGATAAAATTTAAAATTATGACAGACTACAAAAAAATGTACGAAGATTTATTAGTTAAGTTTACAGAACTCCACATTAAGTACTCTGAATTACTTGACAAACATTATGAAGCAGAAGCATTAGCTATATCATTAGCTGATGATATGAATGATGATCCATTAAAGAGACGTGATGGCTAAGTTAAAGAGTAAATTTGGAGTGAGAACCAACATGAACATAAGCCCTGATGTAATAGTCAGGGCATCATGTGAATACTTTGACATAGAAGTAGATAGACTATTTGCAGATACAAAAGAAAGAAAGTATACTAATGCAAGACGTATAGCATTTTACCTAATGAGAATACTAAGTGGCTACAGCTCTGGGAAGACAGCCGAAGAATATGGATATGATATAAAGACTATTGACTATCACTTAGGGGTAATCAATAAGAAGATTAAAGGAAAGAAAGAAGATAAGCAATGGGTTGAAGATATTAAGAAGAAGATATTTATTAGAACAAATGGTATTAGAAAGAAGATGATAACCCGTAATGAAGGGTATGGCTTACCCAAGAGCAAGCAACTTAGGCGTATTATAGACTTATGAAAGGACAATCAAGAACAGCTAAATTTTATCAATCTAACCCCGAAGCAAGGGCTAAACATATAGCTTCAAGTAAGAAAGCTAACAAGAAACCTGCTGCTGTAAATAAAAGAGAAGAACTTAACCAATACAATAGAAAGAAAAAGACTTATGGTAATGGTGATGGTTTAGATGCAGCCCATAAAGGTAAGAAGATTGTAGGTTTCAAGTCTGCTTCAAAGAATAGAGGCGATAAGAACGATAGTGCTGGAGATAAAAGAGCAAGAGGAAAGAAGAAGAAGTAACCTGTGGATAAGTCAAGGATAACTTAATTAGGAAATATAATATAACATTTTGTATCTTTGCAATAGACATCAACGCATAGGAAGTTTATCGGGTCTTCTTGTTGGTGTCTTTGTTGTCTAAAACCGAGCATAATATATAAGTATAGATTAGTAGTTGAAGAGGAACTAATAATCTTTTAAATAAAAATTTTGATGGCTTTTTGCTTGACGGTGACCTCTTCTCACCTATAGCGATTAGCCATTTTTGTTTTAGACCTATCGTCCTATATGGTCTTTAATCTATGGGATACTCTCAGCACGAGTCGTTAGATGTTCGGTGTTTTAATAGAGTATATTGTCCACAATGTAGTATTAGACTACCTTTTAAAACTTTTGGAGCAGGGATTGTGATTCGCAGATACTCGTCTTCCTATAATTTCAATCTTTAAAGTTTAAGCCCTGCCATATTTTTAACCCTATAAATTATATATTATGAATGGAATTAATTACTTAAACACATTATCAACCCATATGCAACAGCATTGGCTACGAGAAGTAGCTGAATTAGATAACCCTGTATCGTATCTTACTTCTGAGTACGATGAATTTGAACACTTCTTAGGTGTATTTAATTGGTCAGATTCTATTATGGGTTACCCATTCTGGTCAGGGTTTTATAACAAGATTGTTAACGAGGCTAACTTAGAGATAGCTATAAACAAATATGAAAATGGCAAATCCGATAACTAAAATTAAAGCAATCAAGGACTTCGTAGAAGATATCCTATTGAACTATCCACAAGCAAGGGATAATGACAACTATCTTTGTTGTGTTGTATGGCACAAACAAGTACGAGCAAGTAACCAAGGTGATGTAACTTTTGAGAACTTCTTAACGATGTATAGCAATAGTTTGTTAGCATCATCTGATTCTATTACAAGGGCTGCTCGTAAGTTAAAAGAAACTAACCCTCAGTTTAGAGGTAAGGGTTACGAAGATAGGAAACAATTAGAAGTACAAACAAGATTAAATATTAATAAACTATAAAACCAAATCAAATGAAAAAGAAAATCTACGAGATTAATGCAACTGAATTAATGGATAACAAATTAAAAGAGTTTAAAGAACACCTACTTGAATTAGCTAATAAAGAAGTTCATGAAATACTTGCTATAGACATGATAGACAGCTTAATAGAGTTATGTTACAAAGCAGGGTTTCAAGATGGAGCTCTCGGAACAGGAGAAGTAATACAAGATATCCTTAGAGGAGAAGCTGAAGGACCAGAAGTAAACCCTAATTAATATGACAGCACTAATAACACTATCCTTTTACATAGCCCTATGCATTTACTTAGGGCTAAAAAAACGTAAACTATGAGACAACTAATATATTGGGAAGTAGAACACCTACTCAAGATGGCTAACATATCCAACCCTGAGGTAACCGATAGGATAACAGATAACATCTGTAAGATTGCTAAGGAACACTACGAGGGTAAAGAAGATGAGACTAATGTAGTAAGAAAAGGTAGATGGTATGATAAAGTTATACCAAGATGGTTTGACAATGAATCTAAGTTTTAATATGGAGCAGCTATACATTAAAGTCCATGACGCAGAAATTGTTGACGGAAAAATAATTATTAACAAAATCGTTATTTTAAATAACAATGATGTAATTTTGCGAGAAGCAACTGTAAATGATAAACTAATTGACCTATTAAAAGCTGTCTATATTAACACAGATTACTCAAGAGCAATTAAATTATTCAAAGATGCATTTGATATGCCTATAACCCAAATGATACAATGATACAACTAAAACCCTTTAAAAACAAAGCCTTCTTAAAAGAAGCAATATCAGTAGCCTTCAATGGTGATGATGAATTAAAAGACTACCATATATCCCCTTCGGATAACTATCAAGATATGATTAACCATACCTACGATACGATATCCACAATAGATAAATCTTTGGGGGTAAAATATTATGCAATAGTCTATGAAGGGAAAACAATAGGTTTTACTTGTACTATACCTGCTCATAACTGGGTTTATAGTTTTGGTATTGATCCTAAGTATAGAAATAAAAACGTATTATTGGATTGGTTAAAGACAGTAGAAAGGTTAATAGGTGGAGATGTATTTATTTATTTGTACTCTATAAACTCAAGGGCTATAAACTTCTTTGAGAAGAACGGATACCATAAGGCATATGACTTTTTAGTATTTGATGGATACGAACCGATAACTATACTTGTTAAACCAACTAAGATAGATATTGTCAATGTCCATGATGTAGAGTTTGAACATGGCCAAGGCTAAATTAATAACGCTTTAAAAACAAAGCAATGAATAAAGAAATAGTAAGAACAGAACCTAACCCTAAGAACTATATGTTAATAGGGAACGAAAGGGAAGCAAGTTTATTGCTTTGTGATATATATTGCCATGACGAATCTCAAGATGAATTGTTTGAAGCTATAGGTATCAAACCTAAGAATGTACAAACAGCACTATGGATGGACGGAGTTATTGACTTGTCATCTGTGCAAATGATAAAGATAACAGGCCATATAGTTGGCTGTGATATTTTTAATTTAACTGAAGTTTATTTTAAATCCTCTATTTATGACTCTGTTGTAGTAGGTGTGTACTTTGACGAGTTCTTAGCTGTATGGTCTGAATGGAAAATAAAACAGAAAGGCCGTGGCAAACTTTAAGAAAAACATATGGGATAATATATTAGCTAAGGGTCATGAGTCTTATGACTTTGCAATGGACGAAAGTTTACTTTCTCTACTTAAAGAACCGTCCCTAAAATCTAAAACGTATCTATCCAATGAAGATGCCTTAAAGTTATTAAAGAAGTACAAGAAAGAACAAAATGTTAAATACCTAAACGAAATACTTGAGGGTAACATAAAGCTAATGCTTCATCTATGTATGAAGAGCTGGATACCTGGCATGTATATTAGTGACCTATTTCAAGAAGCTTGTATAGGTTTCTTAAAGGGAATAGAAAAGTATGATGAGGAGAAAGCCACTACTACAGATGGTAAGACAAAGATAAGCTCCTTTGCTTTCTTCTACGCTAAGAAGTATGTGCTAATGTACATAGAAACTAATAGCTCATCAATTAGATTTACACGCAGACCACTAAGGGCTGCACAAAAGATAAAGAAGTTAATAGAAGCTGCTGTTAAAGAGTTTGAAGTTAATGAATGCCATATCCCTTATGAGTATATGCTGGAGTCTTCAAGCAGAATGGAAATACAAGGAGCAATAGATATTAACAGCCCATTGGTTTCTTTATCGTCTCCAATTGGAGATGGCGATAGTAGTGAGATATATGTAGAAGATACTATATCGGATAAGAATAGTTTTGTTGTTGAGTTAGACAACGCTATGGATATTGAACTGCTATACGAAATTATAAATGATTTGAATACCAAAACCCAAAGGCTACTGCTGGCTAAATACGCAATCTCTGATGAAGAATTTATATCAGTATGTAATGACTACAATATATCAGATACAGAAGGAAATGAATTTGTGAATCAAACAATTTCTCACCTAAAAAAATCTTTAAAATAATCCACAAAAATTTTGTTATTTGAAAATAAGTCATTACCTTTGATTTGGGTTAGGGGTAATTGAGTAACTCGTTGCCCCAAAAATATTTTTTAACACAAACACAAAACCGATTATGAAAAACCTGTACAAAGCTCTCGCAGCTTTCCAACAAGAAGTCCCTGTAATCCACAAGGGTACTCAAGGGTACGGTTACAGCTACGCTGACCTACCTGCAATCTTTAACATCATTAACCCATTAATGAAAAAGCATGGCTTAGGGTTTACGCAGATGATGACAGACATTGGACTACAAACAACTATCTTCCATTGCGAAAGCGGTGAGAACATTAGTTCAGTAGCAACCATTCCTCAAGGTGTTCAGCTTAAAGGTATGAACGACTTCCAAGTATTAGGCTCAGCAATTACCTACATTCGTAGGTATGCATTGTCATCAGCACTTGGGTTAGTTACCGATAAAGATACTGATGCATCTGGAGAACAAACGTCAACACCTCGTCAAGCAAGTTTTAACCCTAAAAAAGACCTATCATTCTAATGGCAAATCAAGTATTTATGGATTGGCTGAGCTCACCTGAGTTCCGCCTTTCCTTCTCAACGGCAAAAAATTTATTAGAGTCTCCTGCTAAATTCCAATGGGAGATAACAAACAAACTTATGTATGAACAAGATGAGCCTACCGAGTCAATGAGACTTGGTTCACTTATCCATACATTAATATTAGAACCACATGAGTTCGGTAGCAAGTTTGTTGTATCGCCTGACTTTGGTAGAACTAAAGCAGAACTTGAGGCTAAGGCTGAGTTCTTTAAAGCTAACGAAGGTAAGATTGTAGTTAAAGACAAAGAGGTAGACAAAGCAGAGCGTTGCATTAAGTATATCCCTGACAATGTT